GAGGTATCAGGTAATGTTTTAACACAAGATTTTGTTGAGGGTGAACTAGCAGAATCAATTAAAGAAGCTGTCCGTAGAGGTGGCGATTTTGGTATGAGTTAATGATAGACTTACCTATAAAGTTTAAAGAGTCACTAGGTGATGGCGTAAGAACATCTTTATATCCTTTAGTTGTAATTTATAAAGGAATGAAAATAGATGAGAATTTTATAGAATCTACAGATACAATTAATTTATCTACTAAATCAGCCGCAATAAAAGGCTTTGACGGTATATATAAAAATTATGACCCAATCCTTATGTCTTTACCATCAATAAATTCAAAAGCTGATATTATAAATAACAAATATACAATATCTTCTGTTTCATTAAAAATATCAAATTCAAATTATAATGGCAAAATGTTTAGTGACAGTATGTTAGATTATTTAAATTCTGTATGCCAAATATATTATTCTTCTAACGGTATTGATGATTTGTCGGACTGTTTATTAACTTATACTGGTACAATAAGGCGATATAATCAAGATACTGAATCTGTTAATTTAGTTTTAGAAGATTTAACACAACAAAAATTATCTACAAAAATACCAGTTTCTACAATAGAAGATATTCAATATTACAGAGAAGACGATATAGGAAAACCTTTTCCTATGGTTTATGGATATGTAGACAAAAGTCCTGTTATACCAAAAGCGGCAGGTAGAGATGATATGGGAGAATTAAGAGAAGATTTAGCTAAATTTCATATTGATAAAATAGGTAAAAATATTAAAGGTTTATGGGAAGCTCCAAATGAAAACAATTACAGTAATGATTTTATTAATGCAAATCATTTTTTAGTTACTTCAAATTATATTAAATCTGCTGGAACTTTATCTGTATATGAAAATGATTTTTTACCTATACCACAAAATATGAATGTAGAAGGTTGGTCATTTTATGTAAATGGAATTACAGACCCCGAAGAATCTGGTTATACAAAAATTACATCAGAAGATATAGGTGGACTTGTTTATCAATTTGAACAAACAGACGGTTCTACAACTTCTGCTTCTATAAGATTTTTAGAAGGTGCTTTAATTAATTCTGATGATATTCAAGGTATACCAACAAGAATATATAGACCTATTAAAAAAGTTGAGTGTTATACTTATTGTGACTCTAATAATGGTGATGATATGAATGCTGTTAATAGAATATATGGATTTGATAATTACGAAGGGAACGAATCTCAGTTAAGTGATAGTAATATGTATTTCATACCTTGGAAAGAAAATGAAAATATGGACCGTACTTTTTATGAAAATAATTGGGATTATGGTGATGCAAGTATGTGGGAACCAACCGTTTGCAATGAAAATACAAATGGTCACGCAAATGGAGCTGTAGATGAAAACTGGAAAACAAATACAAATATAGGGCTTTTTCCTGTTGATAGATTACAAAATGGAGATTTAAAATCTGGTATATATATTTGTGGAAGAAATGCAGATGGGAGTAGAATTTCTGGTGACAATAAATCAGGTATGGCTTATGTAAGGTTTATATTTGAGGATAATGTAGGAAGTTTTCCTTGTTCTAGTAAAATTATTTTTGATTCTTCAGCTCATTGTTTTAGTGGTATGACAGGAGATTACGGTGATGGGCATCAAGCAGTTGCTTGTTCTTCTATATGGATAGGTGACTCTGTTCCTGTTTATTCGGGAAATTTATCAACAAACATAACTAACCTTAAATCTGGCAGTTTTTTTTCATATTTACCTTTTAATGATTATGACGATTTTGGAGACGAATGGTCAAGTGAAAGTTACGACTCACAATCTAATACTGAAGGTTCTCTGAAAATAGAAGGAGGATATAAAGAGTTGTCATTGTTTAACAATACAACATATAGTGACCATATTAATTTTGGTATAGAACAATTTCCTAAACAGGGTCAATCAAAAGGTAATGACAGACAATATGTTGCTACTCAGATGTATAACTTTTATTTATTAAATGATGCTGTTATAGAAAATCCTTTAGATAAAGAGTTTTATGCAGATGTTGTTGGTAGAACTAATGAAGAATATATAATAAATGAACCGATGCAACTAGGTAGTGCTACTCATTATGGGTTGGAGGGTGTTTTTTGGTATTCTGTAGTAGAATTTTTAGAACCTCATAATTTAAATGCAGGAAACACATTTGAAATATACAAGTCAGACGATACTTATAAAGGAGAATATAGTGTAAGTGCAGTTATTAACGATTGGAAGATAAAAATTAATTCTGAAAATCTTGGAGATTGCGACAATGGTTATGTAATTGTTCCTAGTCACCCCGTAATTACAGATATACAAAGTATATTTAAAGATATTGTAACAGACGAACTTGAATATGAAGGTAATATAAATTTATCACAAGAAACAGACCCTTGGTTATATTCATTTACATTAAGTGAACAAGAAGAAGCCAAAGATGTTATAGAAGATTTATTTAAAGCTTCATTATTTATGCCTATATATAATTCTAAAGGTGAATTTAAAATAACAAATATTCATCAAACATTAAACGATGAAATTGAAAATAAAATAATTATTAATAATGAAAACATCTTAAAGTGTTCTTTTTCATTAACAAAATTAGATGACATTAAAAATAGTATTAATATAAAATACAATTTTGAATATGCTAGTAGCGAGTTTAAAAATCAAACTGGATATTTAATTAAAGAAGGAGAGCCTGATATTTATACTTTTGATAATATTACTAGAGACCAATATCCTAATAATCCAGAATATTGGTATGATGTAAATTATTACGGTTTAAAAGATGTAGATGCTAAACTTGAAGTGGAAACAAAATACATAAGAGATGAAAGTACGGCAAAAAAATTACAAAAAAAACTTTTAAATTGGTACGCCAATCAACATTTAATAGTTAAATTAGATTTGCCTGTTAGTTATATGAATTTAGAAGTAGGGGACTATATTGAATTTAATGAACTTGTAGGTGGTAAATTAGCTTTTGGGTATGATTATACAAAACATACAAACAAAAATGGTCAATTAGCTTATAAATATTTTTTTATTACAAGTTTAAATAAATCTTTAGATAAAATATCTCTTGAAGCTGTTCAAGTGCATCGTGGAGAGTATGGATTTTTTGATGGTTGGGATGAAGATTCTGAAGATGTTGGTGGTACTGTTGGCAATTTTGAAATAGAAGATTGGCAAGATAGCGGAGATTATGATGAAGAAGTTATTGTAGATGAAGAAATAGAACCTGATGAACCTATTTTTGAATTAGAATTTTTAGGATGGATAAATGGAAATGATAATCTACAATATTTAAATCCTATATTTGCAAGTGTTGTTGCTACTCAAACACCAAGTTACGCTTTATTTGTTATAGATAACCCTGAAGAATATCAATATTGTGGAGAGTTCGGGCAAACTCAAGAAATGTGCAAAATTGTTCCTAGAGTAACTACAGAAGATGACCCTGTTTTACTAGGAGATATTAATTCTTCTGAATATTTAAATGTACAGTTAAATACTAATGCTTCTGGACAGTTAAGCAATATACAAATAAGTTGTGATTATAATTTGCCTTACTTACACTCTGGTATAGTATTTCAATTATCTTTATATAGAGCTGATACAGGAAGTTTTCCTGATAATCCTGAAGACCCAAATTATTATGTTGGAGATGAAAATATTTATTTTACCCAAACATATTTTGATGAAAGTAGCGTAATTTTAGGTGATGTAAACGGTGACGGAACCATTAATATTCTTGATGTTGTATTAATAGTCCAACATATATTAAGTGGTGGAGCAAATTTAACAGGAGACGCTTTAGAAGCTGCTGATTTTAATGATGACGGAACTATTAATGTTCTTGATGTTGTAGCAACTGTTAACCTTATTCTTGCGGGAGGTGGATAATGAAAACAGCTCAATTTAAACCAAGAAAAAATAAAACCAAAAACAGGATACTACAAGAAGCGTATATAAAATTAGAAAATGGTGGTTGCTATATAAATACAAACGAAAATATTATGGGTATACAATTAGGTTTTAAAGGAAAAGCAGAAATAACCCCAGAGCTTCCAGATAATTGGATTCTTCAAGGTAATAATAACAGGATTATAATGTTTACTATGACAAATACACCAATAAAAAGTCAAAAATTATTTAGTTATATAGGTAATATAACAATTCTTTCTGCAATTATTTCAAACGAAAAAGGTGAAAGATTAAGCGAAATAATAGAAGAAGATTATTCTACTTGGAATAACCAAGAATTTGATATAAGTGTTGATACTTCTACTTGGGAAAGTTATAAAGAAAATAAATCATTTGGAAAGGTTAAAAATACAACTTATAATTTACCTGATTATGATTTACCAAAGGTAGATAAAACAAAAATTAAAACTAGACGCAGAGCAACAACTGAAACACCAACATACACAACAGGTGGTAGTAGTTCAGGTGGTTCAGGTAGTTCAGGAGGTTCAGGAGGATATTAATGGGAAAACAAGTTAAAACGCCAAGATTTTATGTAGACATACCTACATTTTTACACGCCACAGGAGACACTAGGTGGGGGTATAGTGGTTATGATTTTCACGGTGGAATAAAATTACTTTACGCAAACGCATCTTCTCCACATACAATAACTAGCGATGAAAATGG